TTCACAATCGCTTCGTAAGTGGTGTGATACGTGCACTCGTTGAAACGGTAGGGCGCCACTGTTCGCATGGCATTCTCCAACCGACCCAACGTGCTCCTTACACTGCGAAGTCTCCACTGCATATGCAGGTCGATGAGCTTTCGCATGGGGTACCACATTTCCTTGTAATTTTCGGGATAAGACATTTGCACATTTGCAAAATCGCTGTACATCTCCTGGCATCTCTGGGTCACCAACTCTATGAGCGGGTCCGTGACCTGCAAGAGTGGCTCTTTTCCTTTGCTTTTCAACAACGAAACCAACCAGTTGGAGACGGCGGCCCTGAACCCTAGGGTATCAGTGCTCGCCATCTGCTTCACGCTTTGGGAGGCGACGTGCTCGATTATCGAAGCTGGGGCCAAATGACTCACCCCATCCACTTCGACAACCCAGTCCTCGCCCCTGCGATAAGCTGTGCCGTGTGTTAGCGTATGCGCCGTTCTTATAGGCGTGATGACCAGATTGCGTCGGTCATCTGTGCTGTAGGAACCGTTAACAGGTTGCATTAGGTACACATGGCTATTAACCAATTGCCCCACATGCTCGTAGCAGATCGCGCCATCTCTGGTGACGATCGTTCCATTCTGTTCCAGTTTCAAATTCGGATGTCTGTATTCCGTTCCTCCGACAGGAACCATCACGACCTCGTTGTTCTCAATTGTCCAATCCGCCTGCAAAATCCCGGTCTCCGAGAACAGTTGCCCGTTCTGTCCGTCAAATTTATGCAAGGCCACCAAGGTGGGGCCAGTAACGGCCGCCACAATGGCTTCGTTGTTCAAATAGTACATTGAGTGTATTGCCATGGCGAAAGGCAATCTAAATCGTGATGGGCATAGTTCAGCCGTATATCCGCAAACCTCATTCTGGATTACCGATGCATCGTGCCTGACGTTGTCAAGTGCGTCTAAGCAAGGATTACATACGTGCAATTTCGTGCCCAAATTTCGAGCCCTCTTAGTGCTACCACCGATGTCGCGCACACGCGGAAACCTGCTCAACAGCATCTTCTGGAAGACTTTCTGTATGAACGAGCGTTCAGCGGCCAACGCCCAATGGGGGTTGGTTGTGCTCGCGACGGGCGCAAAGGGGGAAAATTCGAGTGCAAGCCATTCTCGAAGCTTGCTAGCGGACTCAGGGGGAATCGCCGTTTTCACGGTTACTCGCGTCTGAGCGCACGCTCTCCAGGAGAAGTAAACGAAAGCGCCTACGACAATAATCACCGTCACCAGTCCTACCGTGGCCAAAACCACAAACCAAAACGTAGTACTAAACACGAATCCAGGCAGCCAACAGGCTGTGGCATAAAGCCAGGCTATCCCGCGCCAGAAGGCTGGGGGAGAGCTCGAGAATTCCGGGTACTGTCTCAGGAGGACACAGGTCTCGTAGTCAGTGCTCAGCATGCGGACGAATCCACCGCCATAGAGCCATACGAATATCGAATCGGTTCGCTTGTTGGCTTCCTCCTCTGCGCATTGGACCTGCCGCCTGACCACCATTGAGTGGTATACGGAGTCCGAGTACGCATCGGTGGAGCCATTAGCTAACCAATCGCGGATCAAATCATCGAGTACGCGAGAGATCAAAGTCTCTAACCAAATCCAGTTCATCAAGGTCGCCACAATCAAGCACACCACGGCCACAATACGTGACCGCGTCGCGCCTGTGATGCCCGCAAGGAGCGTCACCATTACTGCAACCCCGACTGCTTGAGTCACCCACAAACTATCACGCTCTTTAGCGCGAATCTTCCAAAGGGGCTCAAGCCAGGCGGCCAGCGATTGCTCGCTAACGCCGCTAATCTTGAAGAAGTCTAAAAGACCGATCATCTTTTGCTAATTCTATGTGAG